CGTAGAGCTAAAGAAGAGGCCCAACGTGAGCGAGAAGCTTTAGAGGCGTACGCCAAAAACCTTATAGCTGAGAACGAAAAGCTAAAAGGTTCAGTAAACCGGAGCCACAACTCACTCATTGAATCTGCCAAAAAACAGGTGCAGAACGAGATAACTATTGCGCAGCGTCAGTATAGAGAGGCGTACGAGTCAGGTGAGTCTGATGCTATATTAGAAGCCCAAACTGCGCTTAACGCTGCTCAAATACGTTTAGATAAAGTTAACGGGTTGAAACCTAAGCAAATTCAGGCTTTACAACCCCAAGAAACTCCTGTACAAACGCAGGTATATGCACCCCAACCTCAAGTGCAGCGAGACGAAAAAGCAGATTCATGGCGCGATGATAACCCATGGTTCGGCTCAGACGACGAGATGACTGCCTTTGCATTAGGGTTGCATAACAAGTTAACGAAAGACGGGGTAGACCCCCAATCAGATACTTACTACGAGAAAATTAACTCTCGTATGCGACAAGTATTTCCCGATCAGTTTGATGATGGGATTGAAGATGAACCAGCTAGTACTCAGAGAAAATCTAGCAATGTGGTTGCCCCCGCTACGCGGAGCACAGGGTCTAAGAAAATTAGGCTAACGCAATCACAAGTAGCTATCGCAAAAAAACTCGGAGTACCACTGGAAACTTACGCCAAACAGGCTGCTGAACTAATGAGGAAAGGATAATGGCTCAAAATAGACTAGATAGAGACCTTGAAGCCCGTGCAAAGACGGTCCGTAAAACGGCGTGGACGCGACCTACTGTGTTGCCTGATCCCACCCCCGAAGACGGATACACTTACCACTGGGTTCGCATCTCGACCAACGGTCAATCTGATGCCACTAATATTTCCTCGAAAATACGTGAAGGCTGGGAACCTGTACGTGCAGAAGATCACCCCGAGATATTTACTGATGCTGTTGCTGACGCGCGGTTTAAGGATAATGTCATCGTTGGCGGTTTGATGTTGTGTAAGGCCCCAGTAGAGCTTGTCCGAGAGCGAAACGATTACTACCAGCACCAAGCTGAATCGCAAATTCACTCTGTGGACAATAACCTGATGCGCGAAAATGATCCTCGTATGCCCCTATTTCACGATAGGAAGACGAAGGTTACTTTCGGCAGCGGAAATTAAATTTTAGGAGTTATATACAATGGCTTATCCAACAGTCAGCGCTCCCTACGGCTTTGAACCAATTAACCGGGTAGACGGTATGCCTTATTCAGGCGCTACTCGACTTATTCCAATCAACAGCGCTTACAATACAGCTATCTACGCAGGTGATTTGGTTCAAATCGTAACGGGCGGCACAATCGAGAAGTTTGCTGGCACTACTACTGGTTCCCCTTCGGGCGTCTTTATGGGTGTTCAGTACGTCAATTCTCTGGGTCAGTTCACACCGGCTCAGTACTACCCCGGCACTAGCGTTACTGACGCTTACGCTATCGTAGTTGACGATCCACTAGCAGCGTTTAAAGTTGCTGTAACTAATGCGGGCAGTGCTATGTCTTCGGCAGCTCGTGCTGCTGTGGGTTCTAACATGTCTGTTTTGGCAGGCACGGGCGACGCTAATACAGGAAACTCTGGTGCGTCAGTACTAGCAGGGTCCGAAGCTACTACCGCAGGTCTAGTTGTGCGCGTTATTGACACAGTAGACGAAACTAAAACTGCTGCTGATACTTTTGTAGAACTGATCGTTAAGATTAATCTGCACCAGTACAACAACACTACTGGCGTATAAGGAGACTAGCAAATGGCTATTTCAAGAGCGCAACTCCTTAAGGAGCTACTACCGGGCCTAAACGCCCTATTTGGTCTCGAATACGCTAAGTATGGTGATGAGGCTGCCGAAATCTTCGAAACTGAGTCTTCTGACCGTTCTTTCGAAGAAGAAACTAAATTGTCCGGTTTCAGTGCCGCGCCTGTTAAGGGTGAAGGTTCTGCAATCGAGTATGACAATGCGCAAGAAGCGTGGACTGCTCGTTACACTCACGAGACAATCGCTATGGGCTTCTCGCTAACTGAGGAAGCAATCGAAGATAACCTCTACGATTCACTCTCTTCACGTTATACGAAGGCTCTGGCCCGTGGTATGGCTTACACTAAGCAAGTTAAGGGTGCTTCAATCCTCAACAACGCTTTTGCTGCTGGCTCTACCTACGGTGATGGACAGACTCTCTGTTCAACTGCTCACCCTCTCGTATCTGGTGGAACTAACTCAAACCGTCCTGCTGTTGCAGCCGATCTTAACGAAACTTCACTAGAAGCTGCCGTTATCCAGATCGCTGGTTGGACTGATGAGCGTGGTCTCCTTATCGCTGCTAAGCCCTCTAAGCTGGTTATCCCACCTGCGCTGCAATTCGTTGCTACTCGCCTGTTGGATACTGAGCTTCGTGTGTCTACAGCCGATAACGACATCAACGCAATCCGCAACAATGGTTCAATCCCCGGTGGTTACACAGTAAATAACTACCTGACTGACACCAATGCGTGGTTCTTGATGACTGACGTACCTAACGGCCTGAAGCACTTTGTCCGCTCACCTATGCAAACTAGCATGGACGCAGACTTTGACACAGGCAACAGCCGATATAAGGCTCGTGAGCGATACAGCTTCGGCGTATCTGACCCACTGGGTATCTTCGGTTCACCGGGCGCTTAGTAAGCAAATGGTGTTAAGATTGGGGGCTTCGGCCCCCTTTCTTTTGTGTGAAGGTAGTAGATATGCCAAGACAAACTAAAGTAAAGCCAGAGTCGCAAGGCTCCCGAATGTGCACTTCGTGCAACAAAGTTAAGCTGCTGTCCCAATTTGAGACCTTTAAAGAGGGGCAAGTACGGGGGATATGCCAGCAGTGCGTTACCCTACAAAGGGCAAGAAAGACCTCTGCTACCCCTGAGTCGTACCTTCGGGTGCTAAATGTCCAATTAAAATCTCAGCGGCTCAAACAAGACATCGAGTACGGGATAACTACGGAAGACGTTATTGACATGTGGGAAATGCAAGGCGGTAAGTGTGCCCTATCTGGCATGCTCATGACCCACCAAAGAGACGGCACCTACGGTGATAGAAAGAAAAAAGAGTTCAACGCCTCGATAGACCGTATAAACCCCCAAGGCCCTTACGTACGGGAAAACGTACAGCTAGTTGCTGCTAGGGTAAATACCATGAAACACACCCTTGGCGAAGATATGTTCATGTGGTGGGTAAAGAACATTTACGAACACCGAATTAAGTGATATGTTGGAGGTGCTGCAATTTCGCAGTAACCAAGCTAATGCTTTTTGTTGTTTTTGTTGTTTTTTGTTGTTTTTTGTTGTTTTTTGTTTGTTCCCTTGAGACTTGACCCGCTCCCACAGGCGGGTCTTTTTTTGCTTAAGTATTGTGTACTTACCCCCGAAATGGTATATAGTAAGTACGTACCGGGGTCATCCGGTGTATCTGACAGTCCCGGCTGACGACATGCAGACAGATGCACCCCAAAATTAACTCGCATGTGAGGATTCTCAAATGGCTAATACTACCTTCTCAGGTCCCGTCAAAGCTGGGACAATCAAAGATACTACTGGTTCTACTGTTGGCACTGATGTAGCAAACGTCGGCTTCGCTTTGATGGCGCAGTCTGCGGTTATCGGCATTGCAGGTGTGACATGGGTAAACCAAGTGGTTGCTACTATTCCTGCTAACTCGCAAATTGTAGACGCTATCTTAAACGTAACCACAGCGAACGATGACGGCACTGCATCTACTGTTGCTGTAGGTACTTCTGCTGATGCAGACGCGTTTATCCCAGCTACAAGTGTTCAGGCTGTGGGAACTACTCGCGGTACCTTGGATACAGAAGCAACTGATGTTGGAACCACCGACTTACAGGTTTTAGCGGACTTTACTGCAACTGATGGTGACGGCACTGCTGGTGTAGCAACAGTTACTATTCTTTATATCCAGAACAATAACCTTTCTTAATTAGGAGGTTGATATGTCTAGTTCGGATATTCAAACCAAACGGGTCACGACCGCAGCCAGTCTCGGTGTAGGTCCGGCTCGCATACGTCAAGTCCAAGTTCTTACTAGTGCTGCTGGTGCTGGTCGATTGACTATTACTGATGGTGCTGGTGGGCGTACGACGTTGGACATCGACTTCGTTGCTGACGATTCGCACTCTATAAACATCCCAGACTACGGTATCCGTTGTGAGAATGACGTGCTTATTACTGCGATGACCAACATTACTGCTATGACGGTGTTCTACAGCTAATGGCTAAGCAAGTCGACAAGAAAGCGATGGCTTGTAACAAGCCCAAGCGGACTCCCTCTCACCCCAAAAAGTCTCATGTAGTTAAGGCTTGTGAAGGTGGGAAGGAGAAAGTTATTCGTTTCGGTGAGCAAGGTGCCTCTACTGCGGGTAAACCCAAATCGGGCGAATCTGCTAAGATGAAAGCTAAGCGCAAATCGTTTAAATCCCGCCACGGCAAGAACATCGCCAAGGGTAAGATGAGCGCAGCTTACTGGGCCGACAAGGTAAAATGGTAACCAAATGAAAGACTTAGAGTACTCGATGGTAGATGTTTCATTAGCCGTCCTGAGTTACTCTAAGGGGCGTTGGACTCCAGAAGAAGTTTTAGAATTTGCATTTGTGCTAGAGGGCTTCTACGAAGAAGAACTGGGCGAACCAAAGCCCACGCTGGTAAGCATAAAAGGCGGAAAGAAAGATGCCAAGCAAGAGCAAGAAACAACACAACCTGATGGCAGCGGTGGCGAATAACCCCAAGTTTGCCAAGAAGGTAGGAATCCCACAGAGCGTGGGTGAAGATTACGTTGAGGCCGATAAAGGCCGTAAGTTCAGGAGCGGTGGTATGGCTGGTTGCGGAACTAAGAGAATGAACATGGGCGGTAAAGTTGGCATGCACAAAATGCCTGACGGTACCATGATGAAAGACTCCGAGCACAAAATGGCTATGGGCGGCATGGCAATGGCGGCTGGTAAAGGCTACAAGAGAGGCGGCAAAATTGATGGTTGTGCAAAGCGCGGTCGCACTAAGTGTAAGATGGTATAAGCCATGATGAAGTGTCGAGGCATGGGCAAAATGAAGCCCGTTACGTTTAAGAAAGGCGGTACGGTCAAAGACGACTGCTACCGCAAGGTGAAGGCATCGTACAAAGTCTTCCCTTCTGCGTACGCCTCGGGTGCTATAGCCAAATGCAGGAAGAAGAAAGCCAGTGGCCGTTCGTAAGACAGAGAAGGGCGCAGCCCTAAAGCGCTGGTTTAAAGAGGACTGGAAAGATGTCCGTACCGGCAAAGACTGCGGTCGTAAGGAAGGCGAGAAGCGGGGAACCCCGTACTGTAGGCCCACAAAGCGCGTCTCCAGTAAAACGCCTAAGACCTCTGGCGAGATGACAGCGGCAGAAAAGAAGTCCCGTGTAGCGCAGAAAAAGCGCTTAGGGCAACCGGCAGGAAAGCCCAAACGGGTTAAGCCTTTGAAAAGGAAGAAATAATGGCGACTTCTGGTACTACAGCGTTCAACATGGACTTCACCGAGATTGCGGAAGAAGCGTGGGAACGTGCCGGTAGAGAAATGCGTTCTGGTTATGACCTGCGCACAGCGCGACGATCTATGAACCTGCTTACTATTGAGTGGCAGAATCGCGGCATTAACATGTGGACTATCGAGGAGGGTACGTTAAACCTCGCTCAAGGCACTGCCACATACAACCTGCCAGCCGACACTATAGACTTACTAGAGCACGTAGTGCGCACAGGGGACGGGAATATCACTACCCAGTCTGACCTAAACATTACTCGAATCAGCGTCTCTACGTACTCCAGCATCCCTAACAAGCTAAGCCAAGGCCGCCCCATCCAGATGTATATAGACCGTGGGCAGGCTAACCCAACAGCAACAGTATGGCCGGTGCCAGATCAAGGCACGCTTGTAGCGCCTTACTACATCCTTAAGTATTGGCGTATGCGTCGTATTGAGGATGCCGGTACAGGGGTAAACACAGCAGACGTTAACTTCCGTTTCTTGCCCTGCCTCGTTGCAGGGCTTGCGTATTATATAGCGCAAAAAGACCCTGAGTTAATGCCACGTATTCCTATGCTACAGGCAGAGTACGAGCGCCAGTTTGAGTTAGCTGCGGGTGAAGATAGAGAGAAAGCCACACTTAGCTTGGTGCCGCGTATATATGGCGTGAGGTAGACATGAGCTACAAGTATGCGTCTGGGCAAAAAGCAATCGCGATATGCGACGTATGTGGGTTTCAGTACAAGCTACGTGAACTTAAAGAGCTGATTGTTAAGGGAAATAAGACTAACATTAAGGCATGCCCTGAGTGTTGGAACCCAGATCAGCCACAGAACAAACTAGGTGAGTTTCCAGTTGAAGACCCACAAGCACTGCGAAACCCACGTCCAGACTCTGCGGAATTGGTAGCTAGTAGGGATATTCAATGGGGATGGGACCCAGTAGGACTAAACGATCCTTTTGGACTTACGCCAGACAATTTGGAAGGAAGAGGCGCCGTAGGGACCGTAACAGTAACTACGAGCTAGGAGACAGAAATGAAAATGAAGTCACGATCAAACGTAAAAGCTCCGAAGGTAATTGAGTTTCCTAACGAGCCAGTAAAGTACAGCGTAGCTGACTGCTGCAACCAGCCGCCTAAAGACATGAAGACTAGCGGTGTTAAGATTCGCGGTACAGGTGCGGCAACCAAAGGTACTATGGCCCGAGGCCCGATGGCTTAAGGAGTAGGGTGTGAATTACGCCGATCTGAAGACCAATATAGAGGACATTTGCGAGCAGTCGTTTACGGACGCGCAGCTTGCTATGTTTACCGATCAGGCTGAGCAGAAGATATATAACACTGTTCAGATTCCTGCGCTGCGTCGTAACCAGACGGGCAACATGACGGCAAACAACAAGTATTTGGTGTACCCTACGGACTTCTTATACCCCTTCTCTTTGGCGGTTATTGACGGCGATGGGAACTACACCTACTTGCTGAACAAAGACGTTAACTTTATACGAGAAGCGTATCCCGGCCCAACGGATACTGGCGCACCCAAGCACTACGGCCTTTTTGACGATACAGCGTTTATCATAGGTCCAACACCGGATGCTTCGTACGAAGTTGAGTTGCATTACGGCTACTACCCCGAGTCTATCGTTACTGCCGGTACTACATGGCTAGGCGACGAGTTTGATTCTGCGTTGCTTAACGGTGCTTTGGTTGAGGCTATCCGCTTTATCAAGGGCGAGCCGGATATGGTGGCTCTGTACCAGAAGATGTATATCGACGCTATGGCGCTACTCAAAAACTTAGGGGACGGCAAGATGCGGGAAGATATGTACCGCTCTGGTCAACTCCGTATAACCCCGCGTTAATTTAAGAGGAAAGAGAAATGGCTATCACACAAGCTATGGTTACATCGTTCAAAGTTGGCGTGCTTGATGGCACTTTCGACTTCAGCAGCGGCACGTCACAAGTATTTAAAATCGCTCTGTTTACTTCATCGGCTACGCTAGGCGCCACTACTACGGCATACAGCGTGACTAACGAGGTCTCAGGCACAGGTTACACAGCGGGCGGAAATACACTGACTATTTCTACAAACCCCACGTCTACCGGCACTACAGCGTTTTTGGACTTTGCGGATACTACGTGGTCTACAGCGACTATTACTGCTCGTGGCGCTTTGATCTATTTGGCTGACGGCGGCACTAACCCTGCTGTTGCAGTTCTGGACTTCGGTGCGGACAAGACCTCTACTGCGGGCGACTTTACTATTGTCTTCCCAGCGGCTGACGCGAGCAACGCTATTATCCGTATCGCTTAGGTCCTGATATGACTGACGTTACGGTCCCACTCTCCGGTTGGGGATTCAGCACTTGGGGTACGGATTCGTGGGGCGAAGGTAATGCTCTGCCTATCGGTACTGGTGCTGTAGGGACTGTAGGTGTTACGGGTGATGCAGTTGTAAGTGTTACCGGCGTAGTTGGCACAGCGGCTCTAGGTACAGCCATAGCGCAAGCAAATGCAAGCGTTTCGGTTACTGGGCTTAGCGCCAC